TTGGATGTCATTGTCATACGTGTAAAAGCAACATCAGGCTGCTGGATTCCACCAATTACAGTAAAAGGGTTGCTTGAAACAGCGTTAGAAATGAATTATAAAGGACTAGCTATAACAGATCATGAAGTTCTGTCAGCGCATCTGGAAGCAATTCAGACTGTCCGAAGCATGAAAAAAGAGGGGGAAATGCCTCAAGATTTTAAGCTTATCCTTGGCAATGAAGCATATCTGGTTGATTCTTTAGAAGAAGTAAGAGACAACTACCAGCCTGGTAAAACAAAATTTCCTCACTTCTTAATGCTGGCTGTTGATGAAAAAGGACATGAACAGCTAAGGATTTTATCATCTAAAGCATGGGAAAATTCTTTCTACACTGGAACTATGGAAAGAGTACCTACAGTGAAAAAAGACGTGGAAGATCTTCTCAAGAAAGATCCTGGCCACATTATTGCAACCACGGCATGTCTAGGGTCGGAAGTGAATATTTACTTACAGAAGATCATGGAAGTTGAAAAGAACGATGGAGATCCTGAACTAATTAAAGAATACAAATTAAAAATACATCAGTTTATTACTTGGTGTATTGATGTATTTGGGAAAGATAAATTTTTTATTGAGTTGCAACCTGCTTTGAGTGAGGAGCAGATTTATTGTAATAAAAAGTTGGTTCAGATAGCGGATGGCTATGGCTTAAAAAGAATAGTAACCACTGATGCTCACTATTTAAGACCCGAAGACAGAGCAATACACCAAGCATTCTTGAATGCCAAAGACGGGGAAAGAGAAGTTGACTCATTTTATGAAGCTTGTTTTGTGCAAAATGTAGATGAGATCCATGAAAGAATGAATTATATCGATAAAGAGATTGTTGAAGAAGCAATTCAAAACACTCTTTTAATTGGTGAAATGATTGAAGATTATACGATTGAGCATGAGCCCATTATTCCTAAAATGGAACTGCCAAACTTCAAATTGAGGCATTTGTTTAAACCAGCCTACGATAAGTATGAATACATAAGAAAAATGTCGGAGTCAAAGGATGACCAAGACAGGTATTTATTAAAGCTTATTGAAGACGGGTTTGAAAATAAACTTCTAAAAAATGATCTAACAAGAGATGAATTTCATAAAATTCTATCCAGAATTAATGTTGAATTGGGTGAGTTATGGGAGATCAGTCAAAAGCTAAATCAATCGATGGCATCTTACTATGTAACTGTAAGGGAAATCATTAATATTATTTGGGATGATGAATGTGGGGGAGACAGCTTAGTTGGAGCAGCAAGAGGAAGTGCAGCAGGATTCTTAATCAATTACTTACTTGATAATACACAGATTAATCCAATGCAATACGACTTGCCGCATTGGAGGCACATTCATAAATCAAGACCAGATTGTCAATCTTAACTTACCTTATTTGAAGAAAAACCGAAATAAACAAAGAGGAGGTGATTTTATGAACAAGAGAAAGTATAGGGTGAACGATTCCTTTTTTGAGACAATTGATACTGAGGAAAAGGCATATTGGTTGGGATTTATAAGTGCTGACGGTTGTGTGTATATCAAAAAAAATTCCGGTTCAAAAATCTTAGAAATAAGCCTAAACATTAAGGATGTTAATCACTTAGTTAAATTAAATAAAAGTTTAGACTCGAATTATCCAATAATACAAAACACTAATAGCTGTAGAGTATCAATTGTCAGCAGAAAAATATATCAAGATTTACTGAAATTAGGCGTGACTGAAAGAAAGTCAAAAACTCTTATTCCACCTATAGAACAAATTCCATCTAATCTAATGTTTCACTATATTCGCGGTTATTTTGATGGAGATGGAGGATTCACAACTCATGATAAGTACCTCACTTATGCAGTAAACTTTTGTGGAACACCACAGATATGCGAATTTATTTTAAGTTATTTAAATAAGCAAAGTTTACAGTTAACAAATAAAAAAGGTGTAGAGTCTTTTGCTCAAATCAGAATTAAAGGAAATAAGCAATCATTAGATATTGCAAACAAGCTTTACAATGATGCAACAATTTATTTAGATAGAAAGTTTAAACAGTACCAGGATTTAATATTACTTAATGAAATTAATCAATGTATAGATGAAATCAATAAATTAGAATTTAAGGCTAAGTCTATTCAAATGATAGAGATGCTGAGAAAAGGATACACGGGAAAAGATATTGCAAAGCATTATGACTGTGGAGAAAGCAATATAACAAGGTATATAAAGCATTACAAAACAGCTCTTAGTAATGATAAAGAAAAACAAGTGCTTGAGTTGTTTAATGGTGGAATAACTAATAAATCAGAGATTCATAGAATCACGGGTTTTTCTAGAGACTACATAAGAAAAGTATTAAATAAGGTAAATTAAGATACACACGATAGTCGTGCATATTGGAAACATTATGCTTAAAGAGCCTCGAATTGCTGGGAACCCCTTAGAGCATTATTCACTACAACGTGACTGGAAACGGTGAGCGTGAAAGTTTGAAAAGAATAATGATTGGGCAATCAGCAGCCAAGTACCTGTAAAATGGTAAAGGTTCAACGACCAGTTCAGAGGAACGTAGTGGAATTTAATTCTGCGAAGCGGGGCAACCCTAACAGTTTTTGCTGAGGGTGAAGATATGGTCTATTCCCGATTAGTGACATGCACTATGAGAAATATCTCGAAAGAGAGGGTAGGGAAGTTACCGGATATTGATATAGATACCGAGGGGACAAAAAGGGAAAAGATACTTAAAGCACTTAGAGACAGATTCGGAGAAAAACGTGTGTTGCAGATCGCTACATTTGGGACAGAAGGATCTAAATCGGCACTTCAAACTGCGTGTAGGGGATTGGGAATAGATAATGACATATCACAATTTCTAAGTGAAATGATTCCATTTGAAAGGGGATCAAACTGGCCTCTCAAACACTGTTTTTATGGAGACGCGGAAACAGGTAGAAAGCCAATTAAAGAATTTATTAGGGAAGTTGAGCGCTATCCCAATCTTAAAGAAACTGCTTTAAAAATCGAAGGACTAACCAATAAACGCTCATCACATGCTGCTGGGGTAATTATTTTTAATGATAAGTATACAAAGTCTAATGCAATGATGAAGACTCCTAATGGGGCATATATTACCCAATTCAATATGGGTGACAGTGAAGCAATGGGATCTGTAAAATTTGATCTTCTTACGATTGAAGCATTAGATAAGATCCGTGTAACTCTTGATCAATTGATCGAAAACGAAGAAATTCAATGGCAGGGCTCTTTAAAAGAGACGTATAACAAATACATTCATCCTGATGTGCTTGAGTATGAAGACGCAAGGTTATGGGAAATGGCCGGGAATGGAGAAATAATGGATTTGTTTCAGTTTTCAACGGAGGTCGGCCATCAAGCAGTAATAAAAGTTCAACCTAAAAATTTGCTTGAAGCTGCTGTTACAAATTCTTTAATGAGACTCATGTCAGATGGCGAAGAGCAACCCGTAGACACTTATGTGAAATATAAAAACAATTTGTCACTGTGGTACGAGGAAATGCGTAAATACGGCCTAAGTGATGATGCAATAAAGGTAGTTGAGAAGCATTTAAAAGACATCTATGGGGTTGCTGACACGCAAGAAGTTGTCATGCAAATGGTAATGGATAAAGAAATAGCAGGGTTCGATATTAAGGAATCAAACTATTTAAGAAAATCCATAGCTAAGAAAAAAGAGGACGTATTAAAAGAGGTTCAGAAATTATTCTTCAAAAAGGGGAAGGAAATTGGAGCGTCAGATAACCTTTTGAATTATGTATGGAATGTTCAATTTAAAAGACAGTTTGGGTTAAATGATAGCCCGTATGTGGTGAACCTGTAAAAGCAGGGTGTGTCCTCTTCTAAGGATGCTAACGGTGGAACTCTAAGGGAGGAATCCTATGACAATACCGTGCCAAGCCTAGGTTACTAGGAAGGTGTAACGACTATCCCATTTGGGAGTAGTTAGTAGGTGAAATCCCTACTTACGAAGCGCCACACATCTACGCTTAAGGAGGTGATAAAGATGGAAGAATGGAAAAGAATTTATATAAATGGGACAGAAACAGTTTATGAAATATCAAACACTGGCAGATGCAGAAACATAACAAAAAAATCATGGAAAACAAAGGGGGTTTTAAGGCCGAGAGTAAACAATAAAAGTGGATATGTTCAATACTGTATTGTTCATCAAAGTAAGAAATATTATATGTATGCACATAGATTAGTTGCAACGTACTTCCTCGAAGAAAATAAGAATTTACAAGTTAATCATAAAGATGGTGACAAACAAAATAATCACAAAAATAACTTAGAATGGGTAACAGGGAAAGAGAATATGCGTCATTGTTTTGACACTGGCTTATCTAATATTCCAAAGCCGATAGTTCAATATACACTAACAGGACAAAAAATTGCTGAATATAAGTCAGAAAGCGAAGCAGCACGAGCACTTAACATTGATGTAAGAACAATTTGTAATGGACTGATTAACAAAGAAGGAAGTCAGGCTTGTGGTTATCAATGGAGATATACAAATGACAAACGAAAAGTCAGCAATATCTCGAAGAGCGTAAAGTTTTACTCCAGAGGGGTAATACAATTAACAATAGAAGGAGACTTTGTAAACTATTTTAGTAGTATTACTGATGCTTATAAAGTATTGAATAAAACAGACAATGGTGCAATTTCTCAGGTGTGTAAAGGAAATAGAAATTCGTTTGCGGGTTATAAATGGGTTTATGAGCAAGACTACAAAAAAAGCGTAGATGAAGATATAGTCTATTCCCCTACTTAAATATCGGGAAACCGAGGGTGTAAAAGATTCTTTTAGTTTACTTCATACTTTGGCATATTCAATCATCGCTCTACAGGAATTGAACTTAAACTATCGGTATAACCCTTTATACTGGAATACAGCCTGCCTAACTGTGAACAGCGGAGGAGTCGAAAATGAAGAAGAATCTGATGACCCAGACAAAAAGAAGAAGACACAAAAAACAGATTACGGTAAAGTTGCTTCAGCAATAGGGAATATACGCCGCCGAGGAATTAAAGTTGATTTACCTGATATCAACAAGGCCGGATTTGGTTTTAAAGCCGATATTGAAAATAACTCAATTATTTTTGGCATGAAGGGGATGAACGGTATCGGCGACGAGGTTGTTCATCAAATTATCAGCAATAGACCTTATACTGATTTTGAGGACTTTCTAGAGAGAATGTACTATAGCGGTATCATAAAGAAAGGACAGGTCATTCAATTAATAAAGGGAGGCTGCTTTGATTCATTTGGGGAGAGAAAAGATTTAATGAAATCGTTTATTTCTTTAATCTCCGAACCTAAAAGTAAGCTAACCATGTCCAATTTGAAGATGCTTATTGAAAATGATTTAGTTCCAGGGGATTTTGCATTAGAAATACGGTTCTTTCGTTTCAAAGATTATATTAGCAAGAGAGTTTTTAAAAAGGTCGATTCACCAAAAGACAAATTATTGCTGCTTGATGATATAGCATCTACTTTCTATAATGAATACTTTGATGAAAGTAGCATAGTTGATGTACATAACGGTCATCTTGTGATATCTGAAAAGGCATTTAAAAAGGAATACGACAGAAAAATGCTGAAATTGAAAAATTGGATTGGAACCCAAGAGCCTTTAAAAAAGCTAAATGATTGTCTATTTAGACAAGAATGGGAAAAGTACGCGAACGGTTCATATGGAAAATGGGAGATGGACTCACTTAGTTATTATTATCACGATCATGAGTTAAGCAATGTGAACTTTTCAAAGTACAGCATCGTTGATTTTCATAAACTGCCCGATGAACCAGTAAAAGGTCGACCATACAAGTGGAGAGGAAAAGAGCTTTATGAATATGAAACTCATAGAATTATAGGTACAGCTCTTGATCGAGATAAAAACAAACACACAATTACATTGTTAACACCAACAGGAGTGGTTACAGTCAAACAGTGGGCTGGGAGCTTCAGTCATTACAATAAACAAATTTCACGAAACATAAACGGAAAGAAAGAAGTTGTTGAAAAGTCCTGGTATACAAGAGGCACACTGTTAATGTTTACTGGCTTTAGAAGAGGAAACAATTTTATCCCTAAGACATATAAGAATAGTGTCTATCAGCATACGGTGTGTAAAATCGAAGGTGTAGACGCGGAAGGAAATTTAATCTTAACCTCAGAAAGAAAGCAATTATAATACGGATGTGATGGAAATTTTCAAAAAACTGATAGACTCAAACAAATTAAAAGTATATAATAGATACAAAGAGTTGCAGATCTATTCTGTAATCTTTCTATTGGGGGTGGGATCAACATTAGGCTACAAGATGATAGAGGAACATATCCAGCAGCAAAAGAAGGTTTCAATAAAAGAGCCATTTTATAAAAAGCCAGACTTCATTCGTGAAGTGAAGTTTGAAAGGCAGGTGCTGCCTCATTTAGAGACTCGCCAAGAGATTATTGAAAAGGCACAAGATAAGTATTTACATATTAAAGTAGAAGAAGTTAAAAAAAATAAACCAAAAAGCAAATTAAAAGAAAATACAAAGAGGAAAGTTTCTTTCAAACCCAAGCAAAAGACTCAAAAGAGGCCTCACGAACAAAATCAAGCCATTAAAATGGAGGCCACGGCTTATGTTCCATTTTGCGATACTGGCTGTATAGGGACAACTAAAACAGGCTATGACGTGTCAAATACAATTTACTATAAAGGGAAAAGAGTGATTGCAGTTGATCCATCTGTAATTCCTCTGCACTCTTTAGTGAAGGTATCTTATAATAACGATTCGTTTGAGGCTTATGCTATAGATACAGGAGGTGATATTAAAGGGAATCGAATCGATCTTCTTGTTCAATCAGAATCAATCGCAAGAGACTTTGGTCGAAGAAATGTTGATGTGAGTATCATTACAAAAGGGAGCTGATTGATTGCCAAAGTATTGGACTTACAATCTGAACGATGAAGTAGAGATTAATAGTAACGCAAAGTATGGGATGCCTTCATTTGTAGGACTTAAGGGCGTTATTATTGATAAAGTAAACAGCTGGCAATATGATTATGATGTGCTTCATTACAACGGTGAGATTGGGAGATACAAAGAATCAGAATTGAATTTAATACATAAAGTGAGTGATACATATTGAGATTGAATCAAAAGGCTTTTGTAGATGAAATGGGGACAGGCATTGTTTCTTACATAGATTATGAGAATAAAATAGTGGGTATTGAGTTTGATGGTATCGGTTATGAAGAATATGATTTTGAAGATAAAGATCTTATCTTATTGCAGTAATTAAAAGGAGTTGATTGGGGTGTATAAAGTCGACGAGAAGGTTATTGTTAATCTCTCTGGTGAAAAAGCAACTGTAAAAACAGTGGATGAACGATATCATCAAGTAGAAGTTCAATATGAAGATGGATTTTATGAAGTGTTGGGATGGCACAAAGTCAGAAGGAAGGTGGATGAATGCTGATAATTGTAGAGGGAGCTAGGGGGACTGGAAAGTCTTCAGTCGCGTATAAGCTAAGGCAGCGGTTAAAGCACAGTACATTGATTAACCCAACAGGCTTTCACGAAGATGGTGATGAGGGACTTGCTAAGATATCAAATTATTACGAAGGAATATTCGACCTCTTATACAAATGGAAGGCGAGAGTGAGCGATTATACAACAATATTGGATCGTTTCTTCCCAACGGAGATGGTGTTTTCATCCCTATATAAGGAATATGATTTTCATCAAAAATTTAAGAGCCTTTGCCAACTGCTGCCCACACTGGATGATGATATTTATATTTTCTTTTTTACGGTATCTAATAAGGAAGTTTTAAAAGAAAGACTAAACAGAGATAAGATTCAGTTTGGACAAGTGGAAGAAAGTGTAGAGGAGTCATTAAAGCAACAAGATGCTTATTATAAATACATAAACAAATTAAAAGAATATATTGATTGGTTTAAAAATGGAAGTATGAAGATCATCGAGATTGACACGGCTTATTTGTCTCAGGATGACGTTATTAACTTTGTAATTAGGCGCATAAAAAGGAGTGAATAATCACTCCTTCTACCAAGAATTTATCGAGGTTCTACAGTAATCTTATAAATCACATAGTTATCATTGATATCATAAGCATAAACCAATGCTGTACCGAGTGAAGAATGGGAAGACACAACACCACCAGGACTTATGCTGATAAGATGGCTGCCAGAAACTATTTCCCATCTTGTATAGCCATTTAACAACAAAACATTAGAATTCCTTAGCATATGAAAATCCACTGTTGCAATGGCATCGGCAGGTTTTACAACTTGTTTAATTTGTGCTGGTTCATGGGCAGATGCTTGATTTGTTAACGCTGGAAGAGCCAATGAAGAAATAGATAATGCTGAAACAATCAATCCTTTGTAAAACTTTTTCATAAGATTTACCCCCTAGGTTTTGATTGTGTTACAAGTCTAGTATAGCATGTAAAAATTTAGTAATGTGTGAAGTGTTTGTGAAACTGAATAAAATATCAATTTTAAACAGACTATAAAAGAGAAAGGTAAGTGAATTTGGGAGAGAATTATTTTAGAGTATTGTGGAATGGAACAAGGGTTAATCTTAAGTTTCCAACTAAACAGAAAGCTATTGCATACATAAACAGAAGAAGAGCATTTAATTGTGAGATTCAAGAGCGAACACAAGATCATAAGCTTGTGAACAGTTGGATCATCCATACATATTGATTGGGGGAGGGTACTATCAACTACTACGCTTATAATTTCATATTAGATAACTTAGATTTGATCGAGAAAAGACTTGATGATCTTCATACATATCTAGAGAATACTTTTACATATGAGGAAAGAAAAGTGTGGAATCGTGCTGACAAGGATTTGATTTTTGCACTTATGAAAATCGAAGAAATTAAAAACGACATTCGCTAATTTTTTATAGACAGACATAAATTAAAAGTATATAATATTTTCATAGTTAAGAGGTATTTATGAACTACATATGCGATATTTGCAGTGGCTATACAACTCACCCAATGTGCATAAGGATTTCTGATTTCTGAAGAGAAAGTAAGAACAGCAGAGGACAAAGTTGAAATCAACTGCTGTAAGAAATGTGGTGAGGCTCTTTTCAAAAGAGTTAAAAAAGAGTGCAAAGGGATGACAATAAGGAAAACTGTAAACCATTTAAATCTAAATAAACTAATTAAAAGTAATTAAATGGCGTGATTGGGGTTAAGGTGGTCATTGGTTGATTGAAAATGGGACGGTAAAACACCTAAAGAAACAGGAACGAATTCAATGATTCAACTTCCACTGAATGAAAAGAAATAAGGGAAATAGGGGAGTTATTCCCCTTTGAAAATTTCCCAGGCAAGCGCACATAACGACAAATGTAAACAAAAAGAAAACAAAGGGAGATGAACGTATGCAAACATTAGATGCACCAATTTACGAAGTTAAACAGGAGAGCGACTGGTATAGGTCTGAGAAGAAACGAAAAGAAGACATTAACTCATTCTTTGATAAATTTGAAGAAAAGTATGGAGTCAAAGAGGGTTTTTCGTTTTATCACTCTGAGTATTTCGGAGTCTACGAAGGAACAGAAGCGTATGACGTATTTAAAAACGACATTGTTAAAAATCCAGTAGACGGATTCTATGCTTTCAAAAAACGATCTAAGTTCTTCAAAGAAATAAAAACTATGATTGAGCAAATTGAAGAAGTGAATCCATTTAGGTCTCATGATGAACTAGGGTTAAACAACATGACTGGTCGTCAATGGATAGATGACAGATGGTTCTTTGGAGTTAAAAGTGAAGAACTTGTTAAAGGAGGCAGTGTAGTTGCTATTGATTATAAAGATTATCTGAAAATTGTAATGGAGCATTTAGATTAAAATTCAAATTTTATTGAGAGGGAGGCTAATGTATGAAAAATAAATTAAAAAATGCAGTGCACTATATTGAAGCAAACAGAGATGAAATGGGCGATAAGAAAGCACTTGATTTGCTCATTAAAGCTCTTAAGAAAATTGCTGCAGAAGCGTTTGTTTGATTTAAAGGAGGCGATGGTTTGACAAGACATAAAGCAAAATTTACGGGTCAAATTTTATACAAGAATTATATGTTTAATGTACACCCTATGTTGTTTTCTAAAGATGGTGAAATATGTGAAGTCCTTAAGCCTTTTATTAGTGCTATATCTGCATACGATAAACATGGAGTTTATTCATTTGTAGATCACTCTATTGGTGAAAAGAAGATATTTTTTGAAGGGGAGATAGACGGAGAACCTATCAATGTTGGTGAAAAAGTTTATATTAAAGGTATAAATGATTACATTGTTATTAAGGACAGATATCGAAACCTCAATAATGAATGGACGTATGAAACAGATCACATTGTTAAGATTATTGAAGATGAAGAAACAATTTTAAGCAAAGAATGGGCAGTTAAACAGTATGAAGAAGCTCTTATGGATATTGAGCATGAAAAGAGATATGAAAATGCAGATGCAGTTAAGGCTAATAAATCCTGGTTGAAACGGCTGTTTAATTAAAAGGAGGTGAGAATTTTGAATTTTCTTGGTAAAAGTAAAACAAGTACAGTCATCAGCAGTAGCGGTAAAGTCACTGTTAATGGAGTTAGATATGAAGGGAACAACATTACAATAACCAATAACAAAGTTCTTATTGATGGACAGGCTGTAGAGAGCTCTGTATCTGGAGAAGTAAAGGTTAAAATCGAAGGCAGCCCAGTTAAAGTTTACTCTGATGCTTCTGTTGAAGTGAGAGGTGACGTCTTAGGTGATGTTGATTCAGGAGGAAGTGTAAATTGCGGCAATGTTAAAGGGAATGTAGATGCTGGGGGAAGTGTCTGTTGTGGAACTGTAGGCGGAAGTGTAGACGCGGGTGGCAGTGTAAGCATGAGAAGATGAAAGGAGCTGAATAAATGTCTAATGTGAATATAAAAGATTCTGCAATGATTGTTTTTAAAAAGAGTCCATCTGGAGAAATAGTGGATGAAATAAAGGTGGTTACTATGCCGTCGAAGATAGCTGGTCAAAAGTTTTATTTTAACTAAAAAACAAAAAGGGTGATGAAAATGGATTTAAATTTAATTATAAATGACACTCTTACAGAATTAAAAGATCAAGGATACGTTGAGAAAATTGTAAGGAAGCAACTTGAAGAAACCATTCAAGATATTATTAAAGATTCTTTTAAAAGTTGGAGTGACTTTGGGAAAGAATTGAAGCAGCAAGTTCAAGATCAGATACAATTTAATTTAGAAAGTTTGGATATTCCATCTTACAACCAAGTTATTGTAAATATCATAAGAGATGAATTAGAGCGATCTGTCCATGAGGAAGGGGGAAGACGTATTCAAGAAAGTATCCGGGATATTTTGGGTACTGCAAAAGAAGAATACAAGCTGTCTGAACTTATCAATGAAATCGTAGAGCAAGATTGTGAACTGAATGAACTGCACTATGATGATTACAAAGAGATCACTGTAATTGTTGAAAATAAATATGGTGGTAAATACATTTATATCGATCCAGAAGAAGACCAAGACTGGTACAGATGCAAATATCGATTAACACTTGACAACGATTTAACAGTCACACGAGCAGAAATTAATGATAGGGCTTTTGATAATAAGACAATCATGGGCGGATTATATGGCGCAGATGCAACTATTTTCAAAATGTGGACTCGTAAATCAAAGTTGATTATCGATAATTATCAGACGAGCTTTACCAACCCAGAATATGAGTGATTGGTGCCCTACATAGTTTAAATAAAAGGATGATTTTAAAGAAAGAGGAGGAAAGCCCGTGGCTTATGATGAGATTAATGGCAAGTTAATTAACCCAAAAGTAAGTGATGTAATTAAAGCATTACAAGATCAACTTGATTTTTACGGCGACACACCAGTTAACTTCAGGATTGATGGTGAAGAAGCAAGGGATGAGATTCAATTAGATCCATATAAAAATGTTCTTGTGTTGCATTTAGAGGAAGTTTAAGGAGGAAAGCTACAATGGACACTTTTGATTTTATCGATGTTATTTTAAACACTATAAAGGTGGCATTTATAAGGTTATAGGGGAAATCATTCATACTGAAACAGAAGAAATACTTGTTACATATGAAGATCAAGATGGAACACTTTGGGCAAGACCTAAGGACATGTTTTTTGGGAATGTGATTGTAGATGGAAAAGAGAATAAGAGATTTATAAAAATGGATTGAGAAGCCGTTAATCGAAGGAAGAATGGCCGAAGCCATCTCCCTAGAAGCCTAATTGTTTAGCAACATATATGTTTGCTGCTTCTTGTTGCATTTCTTCCCAGTTAAAAAATTTACTGTTTTCCCTAACAAAGTCATCCCATAAATCATCGGGGATTGATTCAAAATCTTGCTGGGTTTCAATGGTGAAAGGAGATTTATCAAGCATTTCATCAAGAGACGAAAATTTCGTATTCTTTTTCATAAATGAATCGGTAAAAAGCTCATTTAATTGAAGTTCTTGTCCCTTTTCAAGTTCACTAGCTTTTTGTTGCATTTTTTTAAGTTTTCGATCGAATTCTTTGAAACCATTACTCATAATTTTTCATCTCCTGTTCATTTTCTTTTTGATTTTGCTTGAGAGAGAACTGAACCTGCTAAACTCTTTGAAGTTTTGCTAGAGCCTTTATTTCTCAAGACTTTTGAAGCGACTTTAACCATTTTTGGCGATGAGACTCTTCTGGAGCTTGGTTTTCTAGGCATATGTATACACCTGCCTTTCAAGGTAGAATATGTGTTCCTTCACAATATATAGTATACTACCATTCAGGGAAACACAATATACTGTGCTCGAGTTGATGAATGTTCACAGTTTGCTTTAGCTAGGAACCTGTGGATAGGAGCTAAGCATTTATTAATGATCAGTAAAGGGAGGTGAAGTACAAAGTTATCGTGTATTTAGGTGGAATTACGGATTTATAGGGAGGTATGATCTCATGGAACTTGAAGCTAGATTGAAAATACACAAAGATTCAGACAATACACATCCACAAGGGAAACTCATCGTAAAACCAAACGGAGAGTATGTAAACCTTAAATTTGATGATTATGGTCGTGAAGTTTCAGTATTGGCTGATGAATTAAGAGCCGTGCTTAATATAGGGAAATGAAAGGAGGAAGATTATGAGTAACCATTTCAAATTTAAACTGTCAAATATCGAAAATGGTGATTTGATTCTAATAATCTAAATAAAATCATAATTTTATATACTAATTAAAAGTAATATAAGGAGGAAAAGTGATGGTCGCTGCTAAAAAACTGTATGTGAAAAAAGATCAACTTGTGAGCATTGAAGAAGCTAAAAGTAATATGACAATACATACACCGGAAGGCTATTCTGTCCCTGTAGCAGTGGGAGAACTTGTGGCCACCAATCCAAAAGGAGAGCAATATGTAGTACCTAAAAGCTACAGGAACAAGTATGTCGAAGTCAAACAGTTTAGGGATGCTTCGTTATACGAGACGATGGCAAAAGGATATCAAGAAATGGCAGCAATTAATTTAGAAGAGGCAAATACCGGGTTTTCTGCAGATAATCAAGCAGAAGAAATCATTGAAAAATTTGTTTCAGGAAGTATAAACGAATAATGCTTGTTACATATGAAAGCATGACAGGTAATGTTAGAAGATTTGTAAGAAAGCTTGAGCAAAAAATGCAAATTAAAACTATGGAAATCACTGAGGATTTAAAGGTTGATGAGCCATTCATACATATTACATACACAATTAAATTCGGGCAAATTCCTGAAAAAACTCAGAAGTTTATACATAATAATAAAGATTTTTTGTACGGGGTTTGTTCAAGCGGGAATCGAAATTGGGGTAGCTATTATGCTGCGGCGGCAGATAAACTCTCACAACATTATCAAGTACCAGTACTTCTTAAGTTTGAATTAAGTGGATCAGATTCAGACTTGGACAAGTTAATACAGGAGGTTAAGTTTATTGACAGTAATCAATCAGGTGCCAAAGTGGGTTCAACTGAATAACGAAATTATGATTCAAAAAGACGGGAAGTTTCAATTCGAGAAGGACAGGGAAGCTGTACACAGTTATTTTGTTGACTATGTTAATCAAAACACTGTCTTCTTTCACGATCTCAAAGAAAAACTGGACTATCTTTTAGAGAATGATTATTACGAAGAAGAGTTTTTAAGCAAATATACTTTTGAACAGATTAAAGAAGTGTTCAAATTGGCGTATAGCTTCAAATTCAGATTCCCTTCATTCATGAGTGCATTCAAGTTTTACAATGACTATGCCTTGAAGACAAACGATAAAACGAAAATTCTTGAACGGTATGAAGATCGAGTGAGTGTTGTTGCTTTGTTTTTCGCCAATGGAGATGCTGAAAAAGCAAAAGAATTCACTTCACTTATGATGAAACAGGAATATCAACCATCAACACCTACTTTTCTTAATGCAGGACGAAAAAGAAGAGGTGAAATGGTTAGCTGCTTCTTACTCGAAGTTAATGATTCATTGAATGACATTTCTAGAGCAGTCGATATTTCAATGCAGTTATCTAAGCTTGGTGGTGGTGTTGCACTTAATCTGAGCAAGATTCGAGCAAAAGGTGAGCCAATTAAAAAAGTTGAGAATGCTACAAAAGGCGTTGTAGGTGTAATGAAACTGCTCGATAACGCTTTTCGATATGCAGACCAGATGGGTTAAATTTGGCCCCTTTCGTCAGCAATGGCGATCGAAAAACCTCTTTAATTGCTGGGAACTCCTTATAGGACAATCAGCAGCGAAGCCTCATTTGAGGAACGTTCAACGACTAGGCAAAAGCCGTAGGCTACAAGCGATTGGTAGCCGAAACAGGAGGCATCCCAATGGGATGAAGATATAGTCTAATCTTCGTGGTAACATGAAGCTGCCGCAAGGCGGGGCGTTTGTAGCGAACACGTCCGAATAGTCTGCAAAGACAAGGATCAGGAGCTGCTTATCTTAATGTTTTTCATCCAGACATTAATGACTTCCTTGATACCAAAAAAATCTCAGCAGATGAGGATGTCAGGGCAAAAACATTATCAATTGGTGTAGTTATCCCAGATAAATTTATTGAACTTGCTAGGGAAGATAAAGACTTCTACATGTTCTATCCTTATTCAGTTTATAAGGAATACAGGCAACATTTAGACGAAATGGATATTGCAAAAATGTATGATGAATTGGTCGAAAACCTAAATGTCAGAAAGAAAAAAGCGAATGCTCGTAAACTATTAGAAAAGCTCGCAATCTTAAGATCAGAATCGGGTTATCCTTACCTGATGTTTACCGACAATGTAAACCGATTCCACGCTAACAGTCATATTTCGATGGTTAAATTTTCCAACCTTTGTAGCGAGGTTCTACAATCCTCCAAAGTATCAACGTATACAGACTATGGCGAAGAGGACGATATTGGCTTGGACATTTCATGTAATCTAGGCTCGATCAATATCTTCAACGTCATGAAGAACGATTCAATTAAGAATACAGTTAAATTAGCTATTGATGCATTGACTCATGTATCGAATAAAACCAATATTACAAATGCTCCAGCAGTTGCTAAGGCAAATAAGCTTATGAGGTCAGTTGGGCTTGGAGCAATGAATCTGCACGGTTTCTTAGCTCAAAATGGTATTGCCTACGAAAGTGAGGAAGCGAGGGACTTCGCGAACACTTTCTTTATGATGATGAACTTTTATTCTCTTGAGCGTTCAATGGAAATCGCCAAAGAAGCCGGGGAAACATATTACCAGTTTGAAGGCTCTACATACAAATCAGGTGAATATTTCAAGAAATACGAAGAACAAAGCTTTAGTCCAAAGTATGAAAAAGTAAAAAAACTGTTTGGAGATCAGCATATTCCAACAATTGAAGATTGGAAGAAGCTTAAACAAGCTGTGATGAAGTATGGCTTATATCATTCTTATAGACAAGCAATAGCTCCCACAGGAAGCATCTCGTATGTTCAATCCTCAACAGCTGGTGTCATGCCTATTATGGAGCGCATAGAGGAACGGACATACGGAAACTCCAAGACGTATTATCCGATGCCGGGGCTTAGCGCGAAGAACTGGTTCTTCTACAAGGAAGCGTACGACATGGATATGTTCAAAGTCGTCGATATGATCGCGACAATTCAGCAGCACGTCGATCAAGGCATTTCATTTACGTTGTTCTTAAAGGATACGATGACGACGCGCGATCTTAACCGAATTGACCTTTACGCGCATCACAAAGGAATCAAGACGCTGTACTACGCGCGAACAAAAGATACCGGGCAGGAAGGCTGCTTGTCGTGCGTGGTTTAAACAAAGAAGGGAGAGGCGGTTATGCTTACTTCGTTAGCAATCTGGTATTTAAGAAGACGAAAAAGGTCTGTTCTTATTGGTTTTGAGGCGGATGGCGGTCAAGTGAAATCACAAAGTAATAGAACGTTTGTATATGACAGTACTTTTCGGAACGTGATTTTTAAAGAAGCAGACGGCGAGGTTTTGATTTTACCTAAAGGAAAGTTCTCAATAAGAAGGAGGACGAATGATGCGGAAGGTTAAAATCGAGGGCTACGTGATTTACAACGAGGACGAATTAATTCACGGAACGTGTGTGACGCATGGAATCGATCATTGGTTATTCAACGAAGACTTTCCTCGCGAATGGTCTTTCAGCGCCGTATCAGATGAGGAAGTAGATTATGACGAGGAGGACGAATAGATGTCGCAACCATTGACGGATGAAGAAATCGCGGAATTACGGCGATATGAGCGATGGTGCTACGATACTATGAATCACGCTACAATCACGCCTAGAATATTAACGGCATTGCTAGACGGTTACAAGAAGGAGGACGAATAATTATATTGATTAAGATTCTTGAGTTATTTGGGGGAATTGGGGCACCGAGGAAAGCATTAGTTAACCTCGGTGTGGATCATAAAGCAATTGATTATGTAGAAATTGACGAAAAGGCAGTAAGGGCATATAACGCACTATATGACCATCGCTATAAGCCACAAAGCGTAGTGGGGTACGATTTGCGACCAGATGTTTTAGTGCATGGATCGCCTTGTCAAGATTTTAGTAGAGCTGGTCAAAGATTGGGAGGAAATGATGAAGATAAAACAAGATCTTCGCTCATGTGGGAAACGTTAAGGATTATTGAAAATATGGGGAATTGGAAACCAAAGTATGTTATTTGGGAAAATGTTAAAGGCGTACTTGATAAGGATATGATTCACAACTTTAACAAATATCTTTCGAAAATGAGAGATCTTGGATATACGAATTCATTTGAAGTTCTTAATGCTATGGATTTTGGTGTCCCTCAGCGAAGAGAACGAGTATTTACAATTTCTATATTGGGGAATAAGGCTTTTAACTTCAGTAAGCTAAATCGAAAAACAGCACAACACATCAAAGAGTTCTTAGAAGGTAATGTTACAGCTCCTCAGTATATGATTAATATTCCAAGTATGTTAAATCGTATAGAAGAGTTCAATCCAAACGCAGATGAGAAATATCGTTATTTAGATGTAATTGAGGACAGTTGCTGGACAATCAGCACTCGACAAGATAGATGTCCGAATGCGGGAATTATTCGGATAGGTGAATTAAAATATCGCTATTTAACTGAACGTGAGTGTTGGAGGCTGATGGGCTTTGATGATTCTGACTTTGAAGAGGTCTTAAAAGAGTATCCTACAAAACCAAATAAGCGCAATGCAACTTTATATAAACTAGCTGGCAATAGTATTGTTGTACAAGTTTTAGAGTCTATTTTTGAAGAGTTATTAAAAGAGGAACTTAAAACAGAAGTTGCTAATCAGTCATTAGAAACTATTTGAAGAATAAAATTGATCTGAAAAAGTGAGGCAAACATATGGCAGAAAACAATGCACCATATACAGCGGCCAACTGGTCGCAGCACGAAGACGGATTCACACAAATGTTTTATGAACAGAACGTTAAGCAGTTTTGGCTCCCGGAAGAGATTTCATTAAATGGAGATTTACTTACATGGAAACACCTCGGAGACAAAGAAAAAGATACATATATGAAAGTGTTGGCCGGGTTAACCTTACTGGACACAGAACAAGGGAATACTGGTATGCCAACAATTGCTGAGCATGTGGAAGGGCATCAGCGCAAAGCGGTGCTGAACTTCATGGCGATGATGGAAAATGCGGTTCATGCCAAGTCCTATTCAAACATTTTCATGACGCTTGCCCCGACAGAGAAGATAACGGAACTGTTCGAATGGGTGAAGACGAATCGCTACTTGCAGCGGAAAGCCGCAATCATTGGCGGACTGTATAACGCGATTGAGGCAGGCGATGACATTTCGTTATACAAGGCGATGGTTGCATCGGTTTATCTCGAAAGCTTCCTATTCTACAGCGGATTTTATTATCCGTTATATTTCTACGGTCAAGGAAAGCTGATGCAGTGCGGAGAAATTATCAACCTCATAATTCGGGACGAAGCGATTCACGGTGTTTATGTCGGTTTGCTTGCCCAGGAAATTTACAACAAGAAAGACGAAGGCACGCAGCATCGACTTGAAATGTTTGCGTTAAGCCTTATCGAAGAACTCTATCGCAACGAGATCGCCTACACTGAAGAACTGTATGATCAAGTCGGCCTCACACATGACGTTAAAAAATTCATTCGGTATAACGGAAACAAAGCGTTGTCCAATCTCGGATTCAATCCGTACTTTGAAGAAGAAGAGATCAATCCGATCGTGCTGAACGGGTTGAATACGAAAACGAAGTCACACGACTTCTTCTCAATGAAAGGAAACGGGTACAAAAAAGCAACCGTTGAACCTTTGAAGGACGACGATTTTTATTTTGAGGAGGTATCACTATAATGAAATTAATCAAATTAGAACAGCCATCATGCACCCCTTGCCAATTAGTCTCTAATTTTCTAAAAGAAAAAGGGATTGAATTTGAGGCGATTGATGTTACTGTACGGCCAGAAGTAGCAGCAGAGTATGGAGTGATGGGAGTCCCCGTCACTATCCTGCTCGATGAAAGGGGAAATGAAGTAAAACGCAGTATCGGTTTTAAGCCAGATGAGTTAGATGAATTAATTTTTAAAATCGAGAACTATAAATAAAATGGTAATTTTAATGTGAATTAAAAAGGGGGGATGGTATGAAAAATTATGACGAGATCTATGAATCATTTTGGAAAGGAATAGTGGAAAATGAAGATGGGACGCTCAACACTGAACAAGTAAAGAAAGAGCTGTTCGATTATCAAGCTCTTTTAGAAAATGCGTCTCAAGTTTATTCAGGCTTCACTCAATACTCAAAGCCTTTGACGGATTCTCAGTTTATCATCGATGAAATAAATGAAAAATACATACGTAAGGGTCTTCTGCTAGAGGACATTAAAGGAATGTCCGCGGAAGGGGTCATCTCAGTTAAAGAAATTGAAGAATTATTAAATTAAAAAGAAAAGGAGCTACTACATATGTCATTGCAAATCAAAATAAAATATGCAGACAAAACACAAACGCGCATTTCAAAAATTGAACAGGGAGACTGGATTGATCTGAGAGCTGCGGAGGATGTGTCTATTTTAAAGGATGAGTTTAAATTGATTCCCCTCGGAGTGGCGATGGTATTGCCTGAAGGGTATGAAGCTCATGTTGTTCCTCGTTCAAGCACATATAAAAACTTCGGTATCATTCAGACAAATTCAATGGGCGTGATTGATGAGTCATACAAAGGGGACAATGATTTCTGGTTCTTCCCGGCTTACGCGCTGCGAGATACTGAAATTAAAAAGAGAGATCGAATTTGCCAATTCAGAATTATGAAGAAGATGCCTGCAGTTGAATTGGTCGAGGTCGATCATTTAGGTAACGAAAACCGTGGAGGACATGGTTCAACAGGCACTAAGTAAATAAAGACCTTGGCTGTCTTCATGTGTACAAGTAGATGATGTAGAGTGCAGCCAAGGTTTACCTAAACTTTGCTGCTTTATTTATTAATTGTATAGCTTAGCTTCTGTGAATCGTAGTAAAACTGGTAAAGCTCTTCGTGATCCCAGCCGACATAATCCTTTTGTTTTGGATCGTAAGCTTGGATATCAAGAAAGTTTCCTCTATTCTTGTACCCGGTTGTTAAATTATTTACTTCTGTATAAATAATAACTTTTTTAAAAGGTGAACTTGAAGATATTACGTTCTTAATTGCTTCAATGATTTTGTTTATCCCAGTTTTGCTTGGTTGCAGAGTTTCTTTTAACACAGCAATAATTTCTTCTACACAATTAATTGCAGAAGTGCTGTTGTGATTCAAGGTATCATAAACATGAAGAATTTCTTTGTCAACTTCATATGTGTAATTGAAATTGCTTTTGTTTTCAAAGCCTACATCTTTAATTGATCCTTGAATAATTGGGTGTTGAGTTGTTTGCATAAATTTAACCACCTTTTGCAGAATTTATTGAACAATTTAATTTTATCAAATCTTTGAAAATATAGGTATTAATAACCTTTGGATTTTCAATAAAAGAAGACTTTTATCGTAATTGTTAAGGAGGTGCAAAATGAAGAAGATAGATGAAATAAAGCAACACTTAGAAAAAATTAATAAGCTAGAACAAACATTGGTTGTTTTTGAGGAGTCAGACGAATTACACCTTGACGTGCTTCATAAAATCCAGGGGGAATTTGATGAGATCAGTGATTTAGCTTTGAACGCTTTTCGAGAATTAACTGAAAAAATACGCAATGTAGGAAGCAAAACAATCAACACTAAAATTAAAGCTTTGCCCAATACAGTACAGAAAAGTGTCAAGGAGAATATGGATGAACTAATAAATGAATTAAAATGAGGTGAGTAATATAGTTAACACCGCGGATACAGTTTTAAAATCAAATTTATATAAAATACTGTCCGAAGGCAAATCGGATAAAGGGCAAAAGATTCGACCTAAGTGGTCTGATGATACGCCAGCTTATACATTAAAATGCTTTGGAGTGTTGAATGAATATGATTTACAGAAAGAATTCCCTATTGCTACTCTAAGGCCAACGGCTTTTAAATCAGGGTTAAAAGAAATTCTCTGGATATACCAAGATAAATCAAACGATGTTCAGTTGCTTGAAGAAAAATATGGAGTTAAATATTGGCGTAGCTGGGCTAATGAAGATGGCAATTTAGGGTTAGCTTATGGGAGACAGATGCAGTATAAGCACAAATACAAAGAAGGATACTTTAACCAGATTGACAGGTTGATTTGGGATCTGAAAAACAACCCATACAGCAGACGAATCATTACAAATTTGTATAATCATCAAGATCTTCATGGAATGACGTTATATCCATGCGCTTTCTTGACAATGTGGGATTATGGCGGAGAATTTTTAAACATGACCCTTGTCCAACGCTCGTCAGATTATCTTGTAGCAGGGAACATAAATGTAACTCAATATGCATTATTACAGCATATGATTGCACAAGTTTGTGGTTATAAGCCAGGGAAATTTCATCACTATATTAACAACTTACATATCTATGACCGACATATCGAACAAGCCAAAGAAATTATTAACCGCGAATCCTTGACAGCACCAAAGTTAGTAATAGATAATTCAATAAAGAATTTTTATGACTATAAACCTGAACACTTCATTCTTGAAGGGTATAGGCCACATAGCCAAATCAAACTTGAGGTAGCCTTATAAAGAATGTAAAAAACAATAGACAAACACAAATTAAAAGTATATAATCAGGGTGAGGTCGTTGCTCACCCTTTTTCTGTAGGATACATGGCAAAGGAGATGTTTCATTCATAAAACAAATTAAAAGTATTTTGAGGTGGTGAGAAATTGAGTTCTGAAGCGAGTGACTTACATAAGATTGAGCTGGAAGCAAAAAAAGTTGAATTAGAAAAAGAAAGTGAAACTCTTCAAGGGAAAATACTCGAAAAGGAACGTGACATACTACAACTCGAAACTGAACAGGATAAAGAACAGCTTGATTTATTGCTTGAAATGAGTGAAGTTCTTCAGCAAATTGAAAATAAGAAATGGGTTAGTGCAACAATAGCTTTTAAGATTATTAGAAGCAATCCAGGAAAATACTCTGATTTATTTGAAATGAAAGATGGTAAAGCCTACATAGTAAATAAAAGATTCAAAGAATTAGAGCACGAATTTTTCATAATAAAAGGTGAACTGAATGAAATTAAATGAAATAAACAAATTAAAAATATTTAATTGAGGATGCGAAGGATGACAGAGAAGAAAGATTACGAAAGAATGAAGAGCGAAATTGCAGACCTACGCTGTGCCGTTGCCGGATTGATTTGGGAAAACAAGCAGTTGAAGAACGCGTTAAAATTAATTGAATCGAAGTCAGAGCTTCCCGAAAAGCCAGTCGATTTAGTTCCGATTACTGAGCTGTTCGAAATAAATTTACACGCGAAGGAGGCACTAAAATGAGCGAAATTAAAAAGTATGTGCGGATTAAGAGGGCGTATAGTAAAGGTGTCTGGTATGCAAACCAGATCGGGAGCGTCTTTCCTTCACTGGGAACATGGGAGAATGCATATAAAGTCAATAGTCCAGACAGGGCGTTGTATATTCGTCAAGAAGACGCCGAACTTATCGTCACAGAAAAGCGTCCGGCCAAAGTTGGCGAGCGTGTGTTGATTACGAATAAATACGGAACTTCCGGTGAGTACAAAAACGGGGATATTTTAACCGCAGACCTGTGTATAGGGTATACAATCACGACGAAGGAAGTTGATCTGACGTTTATTTTTCATAGTGAATACGAAGTCATCGTCAATAACGAAGTTAAAAACGAGGGGGCTGACGAAATGGAAAATAAACTACTAATCGAAAATGCTAAAACAGTTTTTGAAAAGAAGGGCGATAAATACTTCGGCTATAAATCTCGTCTAGGCGATATTGTTATAGGTGGAAATTATTCTTATGCATTCGTAGTTCATTACGCAAAAACAAATGAGGATGTTGTTATTATTCCGGGCGATGTTAATGCAGTCACAACACCAGTTTGCACAACAGAAGAAGAACGTCTGTGGAAGCCAGAAAAGACCGCCGGGATGAAATCGTTGTGCAGGCGAAGGCGGATATCAATGCGTTAAAAAATTATAATTTCTACGAAGTGTCTGACGCTGATGATCTCTATAATCCCTATATTTGTACTGCGGAGTTTATCGTAAACAACCAAAAACGAACTGTTGTAGTATTATTGAGTGGTGCTAATTCGAGTAAAGTCTACGCAAGAGGAATCGCCAAGACCGCACCGGACGACTGCTTCAACGAACATATCGGAAAGGCTATCGCTCTCCACCGCGCACTTGGACTCGAAGTACCTGACGAATATCTTAACGCACCGCAACCGACTGAGGTTCGTGTGGGGGATGTTGTGAAGCACACTGTCACTTCAGAAATTGCGACGGTTATTGAAGATGATAGTTGGCCACCGTTAACAGGCGCTTATGTTTATCAGAGGGATGTTGAATCATCGCGTCGATATGCCCGCATTATTGACGACAGCCGGACGGAGGCGATTTAGATCAGTTTTTAGGAGCTGACATCTATCTACTGACACAATTGATTCTGTATGAAATCTGTATTTTATTTAGATGAATAGGAGCAGCTTAAGCCACTCCTGAAAATTAATGAAATTGCCCGCCCATTTGCTGTTGAGCCATTTGGACAAGACGTTTAGTTATTTCTCCTCCAATTGAACCATTTGCTCTTGAAGTAGTCTCTGCACCTAATTGAACACCAAACTCTTGAGCTATTTCAAGCTTCATTTGTTCAATAGCTACCTGAGCATTTGGAATAAGTAATTCATTATTATTGTTATTACGTGCCATGCTAATCATCTCCTATTGAGGTTAATGGTAATACATACTGTTATTATTTGAATTTGAAACTGTTTTATTCATTATTTATGAAAGGAGGAGTTATATATTGAGTCAATTTCATTTATTCAAATACCCGGTGACATCTAAAGAAGGGAATGAATATGCCGTCAGTGTCTATGATGAAAGATACTCTTCAAACGCTGTAAGAGTATCACTATATAAAAAGACGCAAGGATTTTTTAGAAATGAAAAATTCAAGTGTCTTACAGGAAGCGGAAATTGGGCTCCCTGTTATGACGAAAAGGAATGGAAATACGATTATATTGCGATGGCAATAAACGAGGTAATTAGATACGAGAATTCAATCAAAGAAAAAATCGAACATGAAAATAAGCGAAAAGTAGCCTTTAAGATGTTTGAGAAGTGGAGTGGAAAAGAGGGATCTTCTTGAGGTATGGGAGTTAAAAATAATTTATGAAGAGAGGAATGGGGATGTTTAAATATCACACACGACACGGAATTGTGTCAATCCAAATTGGTAAGCAAAATTTTGAAAACATGACAGTCGACGTGAACGAAGAAGATGGGAATAAATTGACTTGCGATATGTTTCACGAAGATGATGGTGATATTGGATTTGTATACAAAAATGAAACGATTTATTTTCATCACACTATATAAAATGTTGATTTCATTTAGAAAGGTGGAAAAGTATTGACCGTTACAGCTTGGATTTTGTTGATTATGTTTGGTTTATTCGCCTTATCAGATTTGAACTTAACTGAAGATGAAACAAAGCATATCAAGTTCTTCATAATAATGAAATTTGTTTCTGTCTTTATAGCTGCTATAGCTGCAGGCGTGATTTGGGGAGGGCTATTTCAATGAAGACGATTAAATTATATGAACTTGTATCAGAAGGTAAAAAACCAATTATTAAATTTAATGATAATGTGTATGAATGGATTGAAGAATCAGTCGATCCCATGATGATGGGGAAAATAATTGGAGCTTCAATTGAGTATAATGAGATTAAATTTTTATTAGATTTGAATCCTTTTGAATCATACAATCGAAGCGTTGCGCGGCATGATTGGAGAGATGATGAAGGGAATAGTGTTTTATCATGGTTTGACACTTCTTTCTATCCGAAAAACGGAATTGCAGCTATTTACTTACCTATTAGTGAAGAAACAGAAATCGCATTTGATTTTATAGAAGAGGATTCTTTATTAAATGAATATGCAAAAAACACTAAAGACACTAAAGACATCTCGTATGTTGAATGGCTTGAAAATGAAGTTAAGCAATTAAGAATTAAATAAAATCGGTCTTTTATATAAACCAATTAAAAGGAGTTTATTAAATGGATGTAATTGATGAATTTAAAGGTAAGTATTATTTCTTAAGCAATTTTTATTCAGCGCCAGTAATGTATCAAGGAATCACATTTCAGAATAATGAAGCTGCTTTTCAAGCAATGAAAGTGACAGACAAATCAATTCACTTGAAGTTTTCAGATTTGCCTCCTAATCTTGCAAAAAGGAAAGGACGTAGAGTTAAACTGAGACCGGATTGGGAAGAAGTCAAAGAAACGTTTATGTATGAGATCGTGAAAGCTAAATTTGAACAAAATGATCAGCTCAAGAATCGGCTTTTACAAACTGGGGAATCAACGTTAATTGAAGGGAACACTTGGGGTGACAGAATTTGGGGAGTTTGTAACGAAATTGGAGAAAACAAACTTGGAAAAATTCTAATGAGAGTCCGAAATGAACTGAAGGAGGTTTCACATGGAGGAAAGCAATCAACTTGAATCGCTTTTAAGTAAGATTCAGAGAAAACTAGATACCGTGAAAGAAGCTATAGCGGTCAATGATTATCCAAGAGCCAACAGAAACCTAATTAACCTTGCAAATGACAATGAGGAGCTAATGTATCAATGTAGGTTGGCCATGAAAAAGAATGGACTAAATAAAAAGACGAATTAAAAGAACTTAATCGGAGAGTGATTAATTGGCAGCAACCAATCAAGGGAAAGTATTTGAAGCGAATGTTGAAAAATCAGCAAAAGATCAGAGTATATTCTTTTACAGAATTAAAGATGTTAATCCAATGTTTTTAAAGAGAGGGACTGCAGTATCCAAAAATAAATACGATTGTTTCATTCATTATAAGGGGTACTTGTTCCCTGTTGAGATGAAGTCGACAAAGAATAAGTCATTCTCGTTCAGCGAGAAAATTATAAAGCCTCAGCAAATCAAATATCTTGCTGAAGCAGCCAAATACCCATACATAATCCCAGGTTTTTTGTTTCAATTCAGGGAACCAGAAAATAAAGTGTATTTCGTACACATTGATGAATTCCTTACATATAAACATATAGCTGAAAATCAGTTAGAACATACATACGAGAATAAAGTTAATAAATCAAGTATTCCGATCAACATCTGTGAAGAGATTGGAACTGAAGTCAGATGGATGAAGAAGAAAATCAATTATACATATTACTTAAACAAGCTCTGTGATGAGCTTATACATAAACATATGTCATTGGACAATCCTCCAACAACATACATTGATGTCACTAAGTCAACTTCAGAGGTGATACATCAATGAGCAGACGGAGAGAATGCCCGGAGAAGTACAAAATAACAACAGAAATACATGAGGAGGTTACAGAATGGATTAGGGAGGTGATGAGAAGCAAGGAATTTTATGACTTTGCAGCGGCACTTATGTATAAATATAAAAAAGCTTAAGATTCCAAGTATACTGTCTCCGGATGGTATACTTGTTGATGCATATAGACATAAAAGATAAAGCAATTGGAGGCAGATAAATTGCTTATACTCAAAGGTGATGAGAGATTAACGACAGAGCAAATAATGGGGCTGATTGGGAAGATAAATGCGATCATTTATGTAAGGGTATCTACAACAGACCAGGCTGAAAAAGGCTATTCACTTGAATCTCAGATTGAAAGGTGTAAAGAGCGAGCATTAACGAAATTTAAATATAAAGAAAGTGAATTAATCGCTTTAGTGGAACCGGGGGGAATGGGCGATGATCCAAACAGACCTGCCCTCAACCACGCTCTGTACTTATTAGAAAAAGGTTTGGGGAAAAAGTTTATAGTTCTTCACCCGGATCGGTTAACAAGGGATAATACATTGCAAGGTATAGTTTCACGAAAAATTTGGGGCATGGGAGTGGATATCGAGTTTATTGAGTTTGAAGTAGATCCAACTAACCCAGAGTCAATGCTTATGTATAATATACAAGGTTCTATAGCTCAATATAACAAAGCCAAAATCAACGCAAACTCGAAACGAGGAAGAGTGGCCAAAGCTAAGAAGGGTGAGTTCCCATCGTTCAAAAGACTGTTTGGTTATAAGTTTAACAAAGAGACAGACCTTCCAGAATATGATGAAGAGGAACGGCAGGTTTTATTAGAAATGAAGGACATGTTACTTAATCGTGATATGTCATCTAATGAAATAGCCAAAGAACTTTCAAAGCGGGGGGTACCTGCACCTGATGGAGATACGTGGTATCAAGCTACAGTAAGTCGAATACTGAAAAACGAAGATTATACAGGTGATTTTTATTATGGAAAGAGCAAAGTTGTTCAAATTAATGGTGAAGCAAAGCAGGTTCCAACACCAGAAGAAGAATGGATTTTAATCAAAATACCCCCGATATGGGATCATGAGACAAGAGATCAAATTCTAAACAAACTTAAAGAGAATTACAAAGGGAGAAGTCGAAAAACAAGGGATTATTTATTAAAGGGGAAAGCTAAATGTGGTCGTTGCGGAAGTGCATGTGGCTCAGGTTTTACCTCTAAAACTAAATCAGGTGTTTATAAATATTACTCATGCAGAAGAAAGAATGCAAAAGCTTATCAAAATGGAAAGAAAATAATTGATTGTCCAGGGAAGAACTGGCGAGTCGATATTGTAGATGATGTGTTTTGGAAATGGTTCAAGAAGTTATTGAAAAATCCAACGGATTTTTTAGAGCAATTTTTGAGTGAAACATCAAATGAGAAGAAAATTGAGGAGCTGCAACATAAAGTAAATAATTTAACAAAGCAGATTGAGGAGATTGATTCTGAAGTTTCGAACTATGTGATCCTGTTTGGGAAAGGGAAAATTAACGAAGATATGTTTGATAAGTTAACTCAGCCGTTAGAACAGAAAAAGGAATACATCGAAACTGAATTAGAAATAATAAATTCTCAAATTAATGCGAACAAAGATGTTGAAGATAAAAACCAAAAATTAAAGGAATATGTGAGCTCTTTTTCCGAAATGGTTGATAAAGACCTTTCAATGGATGAAAAAAGAAAGTTCATTGATTTCTTCATTGAGAAAGTGACACTATTTGATGATGATCATATGGAGATTGTTTGGAAAGGCGATGGACTTAACAATAACGATGATAAAGTAAGTCTTTACAATGAAGGGGGTGCAATGAAGCTCAACAACTCACATAAAAGATTAAACTATGGTCAAACATATGGAGGATAAGCGCAACGAATTCATTTTAATCCTCGCCGGATATTCGCGGGAAATGGATCATTTTCTTTCATTAAACCCGGGCCTTCAGTCAAGGTTTCCGATCAGCATCGATTTTCCCGATTACTCAGTCAGCCAGCTGATGGACATTGCAAAACGGATGATGGCGGAAAGGGAATATCAGTTCAGCCCTGAGGCTGAATGGAAGCTGAAAGACCATCTGATGGCCGTCAAAAGTACGGTCAGCCCCGCGAAGTTCAGCAATGGCCGTTTCGTCCGCAACCTGATCGAAAAATCCATCCGGTCGCAGGCGATGAGACTGCTGATGGGAGACTGCTACTTAAAGAATGACTTGATAACCATCAAAAGCCAGGATCTCGACTTGAAGGAAGACGCGCCGCACGTATAA